TTCAAAACCCATACGAGGTAATGATGTTGCAAATTCTCTACTATTTAAATTTGCTTGTTGATCTAGTCTTACTAAAAACTTTTCTTTAGGTGCATATGCAAGAGGTACTTTTATTCTAGCAGTTACACCGCCTGTACTATTTGTTCTTTGAATAATTATATTATTAAAGACTTGTCCAAATGCAATAATTAATTTTCTAAAACTTTGATTATAAAATCTATTACCTAACATTATCTATCCTCATCTCCAAATGGATTTCTTTCTGTAAAGTCTAATATATCATCTAAAGCAGAAGAAGTATCAAATCCTGCTGCTTTATCTAAATCGGTATTTGAAGCATATGGTGATTGAGTTTGTATTGCTGATTCTGTAAAGTCTTCGTTTAATAAGAAAGTAGGTTCTCCAGATGATAAATCTGCTTCTAATAGTATTGATCCTTCACCATCTAAAGCAACTTGACCACTCTCTAAAGTAAATTTGTAATTTAATTGATTTAATGTGTACTTGTCTTCAGCAGCGTCAATAACATTTAAACCTGTATCAAGTTTCTCACTTGAATATTCCCAACGAGTGACTCTTAATTTGTAAACTGGTAATTGACCTAACGCAAAGAAAGGTTCCTGATCTTCAACAAACTGTATTTCAAAAAACGAGTTCATTAAAGGATAATATATTATATCACCTTCGTTTGGTCTGCCTTCAGCAATTAAACTATCTTTTTGACCGACGTGGAAGTTCCAACTTCTTTTAGACACCATAAATGTAGTGTCTTCTCTAATCTCTAATCCAAATTTGGAAACTATTTCTTGTTGACCTGCAAAACCTTCAGTAGACTCTATGTACATCTCAATCAACCAAGAGTCATCAAAACGAGAAGTTGTATCTTCTCCTAATATTAAATCTCTATTGACTAGTGTTCTAGGTAGGTAATAAACATCGTGGCCGTAAATTTTAAGACCTTCAACTATTAAGTCTTCGTGTAATCTTTTTTCATTTTGATTACCAATGCCGTTGCCGCCTTGAAAATAATGATTAACTGGCATAGCACTATCCTATCATAAATGCTGGGTTTAATTCGTAAGTAGTTCTTAATTCTGTTTCTAATTTATCTATATCAGCAGTTGCTTCTGAAAAAATTTGTTGACCGTTTAGAGTTACTCCACCCACCATTGCTACTCCATTAAATTTAGACAAGTTAGCGCCCCATTGTTTTTTAAATAAAGCAGTTGTATATCTTTTTAAATAAATATCATTAAAAATATCTCCAAATTGTGATGGATCTAATTTTCTATAACACTCTATTACTAACCATTCATCTTTTTGTAAATCATTTTTCCAATCCATATCAATATATAATCTATTATCTAATTGACTAAATCTCATTGGTTTTTCACCTACAAGAATATGATCTAAAAAATCTAAATGTCTTAATACAACATCATAGTTAATTACACTTGTTGAAGAAAAATCATACAAATCATTTAATCTTAATTGGTATCTAACATCAAATAAATTCATACTACCTTTATCTGAAAAAGGAAATATATTAACTACTGAAATAATACTATCTGGAACAACTAAAAAGTTTTTGTCTTCATACCACTTGGTAGAAACCGTACTGTCTTTTAAATCTGTTGCTGTTTCGTCTATGTTATTTAATGCTGATAAACGAGTTTTATCTTCTTCAGTTAATTTGTATTTTAAATAAGTTCTTCTAATACCTTCATAGTGGAATTGACCAAAATATTGCAATGCTTCATCAATTCTATCTTCTAATTGGTCATCATCAGCATTTATTTCAATGACTGGTTTGCCCAATGCTCTTAATGCGTATTGCTTTAATGTTTCTCTTGTTGATGGTGTTGCCATTTAAATCCTCGTCTTTTATACTATTTATAAGATTTATTTAATGGTAGGAAAGAGATTATCAGCGCAAAATAACTTTATATCGTCCTCTGGTAATCCTAGTGATTTCATTGTTCTAGGAGTGTGTGGATTTTGTTGTTGGTGTTCGCAATAGAAATTTTGTGCTCTTATTACATCTTCTTTATTTGAATCACTATTATAATCACTAATTTTATCAATATATGCGTTTAAATTTGATATTGCTAATGTACAAATTTGATTCAACTCTCTCTCTTCCGTTATCTTACCAGCGGCAATCATACCTTTACTAAAGATTGCTTTTGCCCAATCTGGTAATTCTCTTACTTTAGATGGTTTAAACCATTTATTTTCTTCTATGAAATATTTTGTTAAGGGATGGTCTTTTAATAATAGTGGACTAAAATCGTGGAAACAACCTGTAATCTTATTCTTGCCTGCGATAACATCAAATCCATAAATTGGACCACCATTAGTTAAATTTGGAAATAAACATATGTGTGCCATCCAAAGACCTTTTCTTTCTCTGGCATCCACTACATCTATGTGTGCTCGTCTAATACTCATATTAGTCCAAGTACGGTTTATCCAACCAGGTTGATTAAATCTATCCATACCTGGTTCATTATATTCAGTTAAATGTTTATCAAAAATTTCTATAATTTCTTTTTCTAATTTAATTAATCTTTCCCAAATCATTAATCTTTACCTTCAATACTAGTACCTTTGAAAGGATCATTTTCTGTATCTCTTTCAATTACTTCGTTAGTTAAGATTAAAGGTTTGTAATACATATCTTCAATCTCTTTCATCTCTTGGAATAATTTTGTAGCAGAAGCGAAACAAATCTTTGCTTCTGATACTACATTTATTTGATATGTATTTAAATATTCTTGTATAATTTCTTTTACAATTCTTTTATACTCTTGTCCTTTACCTTCAAAATCATAGTATCTTTTGACTGGTACTTTTTTAGAAATCATTTGACCACCAGATAAATCACCACAATGTCTAACATAGATATGTGCATATAGTTTTTCTGGATCTTCTGATATAGTTTCAATATGTTTAACATATTCTTTTGTACTATCAGTTATGACAGGTCTTTCTTCTTTAGACCATATCTTTTTGAAATCTCTATCTATTTTTTCTGCTCTTTGTAAATTAGGTGTTTGCCTAAAAAGGTCGTTGTGCATACTATACTTTTCCAGTACAGCATAACATTGTAATTGATTATAGAGATAGGTAGCGTACAATTCAGGATGAATCGTACCGCTCATTAGAGTTTTTACAAACTCTTGTCGTTCAGCGTTTTGATGAATTTCTTTAGTGAGTTCTTTAATGTCGTACATAATATAAAAACCAGCGATGTAAAGTTAATATTAAATATTAACCAGCGTTAGCAGCGATTCTTGCTTTTTCTCGTTCAACTTCAGCAGTTGCTTCAGTTTCATTATCTGTTACTTGTTTTGCTACTGCTTCGTCATCTGTAATACCTGTTGTTCCATATACATCAACAGCATTAGTTCCGAAATTATATTTCATTCTCCACTCAGCAATATCGTCAGGTGCGTCAGTTACTTTAACGCAATGTCCTTTTGATACTCCATCTTCACCAGTTACAGCGTTAGCAGTGAATGGTTCACCTGTTACAGTTTTAAAATACATTGTTGCCATAATTGTTTCCTTTACTTATTATCTATGCGGAATCTACACCAAACTTACCACCGTAAGCAGCGTCTTGGTTTCCGTAATTGCCCCACCAATCAACTCCACAAATTACAGGATAACAAGTTGAGTAATACCCACCGTGTAGACCTGTTCTTGATTCTGTTAATCCGTAGTTTCCTGTTTTGTTAGTTACATCGGTTCCTCTAAATGAGTTATCATTTCTGATTACATCATTATTATCATTTGAACCGTAATAAACTCTTGTTGTAGTCGTATGATCTGAATCTGTCGGATCAAAAGACCAAGAGTATGTTCTCCACATTTCTGAGTCAGTATTGTCTGACCAGCCACCGTGGAAACCTGTTCGTCCCCAAGCAACATATGGATTTGATCTACTTGTTTTTGTTTGGTTAATACTTATGAATTTTCTAGGATTTTCTAGGTTCATACACCAACCGTCTATTCCACAACCGTAGTAGTAGTAAGGAGCATAAATCATTCCCCAAGTACCATCCCAAGTTGTATTAAATTTAGTGTAATACTGAGCACCTTGTGTAGCACCGTAAGATGTAGTTGTTGAACCATTGAAATCTTGCCAACCAATGTATACCCTAGCAGCACCAGTTGTTCCTAATGATTGTCCGTTTTTACAATTGAAAGCGGCATATCTAATATTGTTTCCATTTTTATGTCCAAAACCAACCCACTCATTATTACCAACAGCAACTGTCATATCTCTATTGTTTTGAGATGTCCAAGTGTCTGTAAAGTATTCTGTTGATGTTAAGTTATCAAAATAATCTTTAATTTTAGTTACTTGATTTAAACATTTACTTGATTTGAAAATGTGAATAAGTTTAGAAGTATTTCCACCTTCGTCACCAGCGTGAACCATAACTAGCATTTTATTTTTCTCGTTATATCCAGTACCAGTAGCGTAGGTTTGATCGTCATTTAATTTGTGTGAAGTATAATCATAAAAATCTATAGCAGCACAAGAGTTGTTTCCAACCGTTATTTCTCTCATTGAATTTCGTCTATTACAGAATGTTCTTCGTGGTCTAATACCTTCAGGTAAAACCATATTTAATTTTGACCAAGCATTTTGATATTCAAAAGTTGATGTATAGTGGTGAAAACTTTGCCAAGAAATAAATCCATCCCTAGATGAAGTGTAATATTGTGCGTGAGGATATTGGTCAATCTGATACATTGATTTAAAATATTTTGTCCAATCAGAATATGTTTCTGAAGTTAGGTTATCGTGCCCAATATCTGTACCGAAATCATTTAAATTATATGCGTGAGAAGCGTCCCCTAATATACCGAAACGGTAATTAGTTGTTGAGTTACATACTGAACCCCAAGGTGAGCCGACCATTTTAAAACCAGAATCAAAGATTCTGTATGTCATATGTGTATTTTGGTCACCTGTTGCGCCAAATAATCCGAATAGTGGCATTCCTTCTTTTCTGTGGTCTATTGTGCCACCGCCGCCGCCACCGAGTAAGTTTGATAATGTTGCCATTGTTCTATTTTCCTTTTAAATTTCTATAACTATTTATATTAGTTTGTACTTGCATTTTAAAATTATGTTAATACCCATCCAATAAAAGATGAAGTTACATCTGGAGTTGTTTTATATGTAAGTCTTAAAGTTGCCCAATCAGAGTCACAAGTTAGATTAGCAGCTTCTCCTGCAATGTTTTCGCCATTTCTATCAACAGTTAAGTTTGTTGTTTTCCATTTACCATATCCATCACAAAAAATTACATAATCGTTATCTACTGGAGAAGCAGGAAGTGTCATTGTAAATGTCCCAATATCTCCTGTATTACATATATAAGCACCGCCTGAAACAGCAGTGAAATTTGCGTTTTTATAGTCCCAATTAATTGCAGTTGATGAAGTCCAAGTAGGATCAACACCAGCGCCTTTAGTTGTTAATACATTATTTGCTGTACCAGCAGCAAGTCTTTCAACACCACTTGTACCTCTAAACAGCATATCGCCGTGAGTAGTAAGTTGTGTTACATCATCACCTTTTTTAGCAAGTTTTGACCAATAAGTTGCGTTTGATGTAGCGTTACCAGTTGAAGCTAATATACAAATAAAAGTTTCTCCACTTGAAGTTACAATGTCATCTACAACATAAGCTGTACCTGCATTATAAGCACCCTGGAATACTGGTTTAATTCTTCCTAAATTTATTGTCGCCATAATTCTTTATATCCTTATTCTATTTATATTTATAATTGTTTTACCTTCAATTATTAAAAATTTTAATTTAATTCTACCTTCAAATCCCCATTATCTACACTAAATGTCAATCCAGCACGCATAAAGAAACTTTGCATAAAAATATCTTCTTGTTCTTTAGTTTCAAATCTAGTTTCTATATCATCCTGACCATCTGTTTTAGTTATTTGAAGTTCACCTTTCCATTCAGGTGTGTATATTTTACCACCAGTATTAGTAAAGTTACTTTCATAGTAAAATAGTGTATCTATTGCACTTCCAGGTTCTTTACTTAAAACCTTTTTAGGAACTATTATAGTTACAGTTGCACCTGCCTGACCTATTGTTCCTGAAGTAGTTACATTTGTTGAATATTCAGTACCACCTTCTTTAGTTCCACCCATTGTTGTAGAAAATTTAAAGGATGAATCTGTTAAATTTGAGTCAGATACATCAAAAATATATGTATTTCCTTCATAGAATTTCATATCATTTCTTGCTCTAACTTGGTATGCTGAAACTGGCAATTCATCATCACCACCGTCAATTGTTAAAGTACCACCTGTACCTACAACATAAAGTTTTGTTCCATTATCATTGAATGCCATACCTCTTGGTATAATATTATTTGTTCTTAAAGATTTAGTGCTATTAACTGCTTGTGTTGTTGAAATATCCCAACCTGTTACCAATGGATATTGGTTTACATCATTTCCAGTATGACCTAGTACATACAATCTATCTCCGTCATTATCAAAAATGAGTGCTCTTGGTTTGTCTTCTTCACCAGCAATAGAATGTGCGTCAACAAAAGACGCCGTACTAATATCGTAAGCCGTACCTAGTAAGTATTCATTAACATCATCTCCATCATCACCTACTACAAAACATAATCCTCCGATTGGAACAGCACCTCTAACAACATTGTTAAAATATAAATCTTGTGGTTTTGTATCCTGAGCAGCAACTGAAAATCTGTCTGTATAGGTTGCTGTTGTAATATCGTAATTTGTACTTAAAGCAAATTCATTAATTTGTCCACCAGGAACACTTGCGTCTTCTGGTCCACCGATACCTAACATATACATTTTAGAACCATCGTCATTAAAAGTAAGTGATTGTGGTGTTATGTCTTGTGTTTTGACATCTAATTCTTCATTTTGTGTATAAGTTAAAGTTGATACATTGTAAGCAGTTGATAATGAGTATTGAATAATTCTTGCGTGATATTGGTCAACAGCATACATTTTTGTTCCATCACCATTAAATGAAATACCTGTAATATTTGATTTTCCTGATTGTAATGTATTTTCTGATCCTCTTCTAACTAAAGAAGTTGTTGTTGTTAAAGTCATATTTGCAATATCATAAGCACTTGGTAAAGCATATTCGTAAATACTATCATTTTGATTTACGCCAGATACATCTTT